AAATTTGGGGCGGGTCCACCGTTCAAGCACACCGGATCGCTCGGCCCTCTCCGGGGGGCGTCGGCGTCGAGCGGCTGGGCTGCGCGTCGGCTGCGCCTGGGCAGCGCGTGCAGGATGGCGTGCTACCTATTGACACGGTGAGCGAGTGTGCTAACATGTGTCCATGCCCAGACGGATTGGCCGACCGGGCGAACCTGGAGATGATGATGCGCGGTTTTGTTTTCTATGATGGTCCGTCATTGATTGACGGGGAGCCGATTGTCGGCATCGCGGTGCTGCATTCCGAGAATGTTAAGACAGGCGATATGGTTCAGACCTACATTCTGAGGGCGGATATGAGCCCTCTCGACGCCATCCGCACCAAAGAAGACGCGTCGATTTGCGGAGACTGCGTGCATCGCGGCGCCGATGGCGGAACGCGAACCTGCTATGTTGACGTTAGCAAATCGGTGCAAGCAGTGTTCGGTGCATGGTGTCGCGGCGCATACCCTGTAATCGCTCCGGCTCGCGCCAGTGCATCGTTCCTGGCCGGCCGCATCGTGCGCATCGGATCGTATGGAGACCCTGCGGCCATACCCGCCATGCATTGGCGGGCTCTAGTGCGGTTCGCGGCTGGTCACACTGGATACACTCATCAGTGGCGCCAAAGGTTCGCGCAGGGTCTGCGCGGGCTTGTTATGGCATCCGCCGACAGTGTCCAGGAACGCGACACGGCGCGGGCCATGGGTTGGCGCACGTTTCGCGTACGGACAGCCGCCGAGAGCCTGGGCGATCGCGAGATTGCCTGCCCAGCATCGCCTGAAGGCGGCAATCGTCGCCAGTGCATTGACTGTAAAGCCTGTGACGGCGCCGATCGCGCAGGTAAGGCCAGCGTGGCCATCGTCGTCCACGGACGCATGGCCAAGCATTTCCAAACCGCCTAACCACCCCCCGCCCTCCGGGGCGGCTATGGAGCCTAACCATCATGAAGCGTAATGATTCCACCCTCGCCGAGCGCGTTCTCCTGCCCATCGTCGTGGCCATCGGCGTGATCGTGGCCTACCTTGACTTGTTCGTTTGGCGGCCCCTTTAAGGAACCAATCATGCAAAACTTTTCCCTTCGATCCGGCATCCAGGTTTGCAAAGGATTCCGCGAGGAAGACATTTGGCGAGGCGCCCTTGGCCCAAATGAGCCTTTACTTTGCTTTGCAATGCTTGGCGGGCCGCTAGACGCGCCCGACGTCCTGCCGGCAGGCGGTATGCGACGAACCGATTCCGGGGCGCAACGACAAATGGCCGCCGTGCGGGCTGGTGCGCATGATTAGCCCCCTCTGGCCATTCCCCCCATTCCCCCGAGCCCCCTCCCCTGCCCCTAAGCCCCCTGAGGGGCAAAAGGGGGCAAAGGGGGCAATGGGCAGGCGCCCCCCTAAGCCCCCTCACACGCAAGAGGAGGCCCCATTCTGATCTACCTGCTAGGCGCCCTCATCGTCGCGGCCATCATCTGGATGGCCGACCTGTAACCCCAGCCCGCCCCGTGCGGGCTTTTTAACGCCCCTACAGCGCGTCGCCATCGTCCGGCTGGTACTCGCCCCCATCCGGCGCTTCTAGAGCCCCCTGAACGCGCTCCACGGCTTCCCCCTCGATCACGCGGGCCTGCGCGGCTTCCAGCGCCCCGACGATGCTCACGCGAGTGTCGTTCTGGATGCGAATTTCCTGCGGGGCTGGGCTCCAGCGTAACTGCGTCTTCGACCACCAAATCAGGCATGCGGTATCGCCGGCCATGGCGCGTTCGAACAGCGTGGCGCTGATCTTTTCGCCGGCTTTGGCGCGGCCCAAGGCGACTTCTTTCGGGAACAGCCGCAGGACGGCATCCTTGCTAATCAGCGGGCCACCGGGCTCCGATATCGCAGCCCCGATCATCTCCAGCGTCATGCCCAGACCCGCCATCCGTTCCACGCGTGCCCTGTTCGTTTCATCCGGCACGATACTCGGTGGCCTACCCGCACCAGGACGTGCGCCGCCGTGTTTCATCATCGCGCTATCAAAATCATCGATCGTGCTCGCTTGTGCGCTATCAGAACTCATCAAATAACTCCTCAATCTTTGCGTGCAGTTCGGGCCGATGCTCGCGCATAGTTGCGAAGTCTCGGGTGTACCCGATCTGTCCGGTCATGGTGTTCAGGACGACCCAGTAGTTAGCCTTCCTGGGTGCATGGCCGTTGGCGACGATCTTAAACGTCAGCCAATCGTTTGTGTGCGGCTGAGGCTTGGCGAACACGCGCCATTCGATCTTTTCCGCATCGAAGCACGATCGCACCCTTCGCCATCCCTCGCTGGTATCTGGCGGGTTACCCCGGTAACTCTTCATTCCTTCATCCCCCGTAAAAACGTCGTCCGCAGCGTAACGGTAACTAGGTAACTCCCCCTGCTATAGAAAGGGGGTAGTTACCAGTTACCCTGTTACCCTGCCTTGCCCCCCGTAACAGTTACCCAAAGTTACGTTACGTTACCCTGTTACCCTGCCCCATCGGAAGCCTTCTGCATGAGCATTGAGGCGGCGTGAGCAGGGTCAATGACTCTCCACCCGTGCTCTGTGGCCTCGATAGTTCTGGCATCCAGAAGGCTTGAAATGAGCTTGCCAGTGGCGGCAGGCTTCACATAGAGCTTTGCGCTAGCCTCTCCCAAACCCCCTTTAGTAGTCAAGTAGTCCAGCATGGCCGAGCGACTGACGTAGGGCGCACCGTTACGCAGTTCCGCGCCGCTATCCCACCAAGCCCGCTCGAACATCCTGCGGTGCTGGTCGAGCTTGTTACCGGCCTTGCTGGGGGCGGTAACAGGGGCGGTAACAGCGGTAATTACCGCGCTAGTTACCGGTTCCCCGTCCTCATCCACCCATCCAGGGATGGCCACCTGTTGCAGGCTGGCGTAGATGGGCGCGGCTAGCTCCGCGTCCTTGCTCTTGCGCTGAACGATCTGAATCGGCTGGCCGTCTTTGGCAGGGACGACGCTGATCTCGATATCGAGCGCCCCTCGCCACGCACTCGACCCCCTGGCGCGGTGCTGGGCCTCCTCGGACACGCCGGTATGGTGGACGAGCAGGACGCTGCAATCGAACTCACGCATCAGGCCGGCGCAGGCATCGAGCATGGTCTTGGCGTCTTGGGCCGAGTTCTCGTCGCCGGCCAGGAACCGATGCAGGGTGTCCACGATGATGAGGCGCGGCTTTCGGGGCAGTTTGCGTATCTGCTGGAGCGCCTTTGCGTAGCCCTCGGGGGTGTTCAGATCCACCCCGGCGCGGCTTAGCCACATGGCCAGAGATTTCTGTTTGTGATGATACTTCCACCCTGCGATGCGCCCTCGCAGGCCGTGATGGCCCTCGCCGGCCAAATAAACGACGTCGGCGGGGCGCACCTTTTTGCCCATCCACTCGGCCATGCCGGACGCCAGGCGCAGGCACATATCCAAGACGACGAAAGTTTTCCCGCCGCCGGATGGGCCATGCACCATCATCAGAGCCGAGTCCTGTAGCCACCCCTTGATGAGCCATGAGATGGGGGCGGGGGCTTCGCTGAACGTATCGGCCGGGATGAGCCAGTCGGGATCGGGGGCGAGCAAAGACTCCGCCGCCTCATCCCCAAGTGCTGCCGACGCTGCGAGATCGGACGCGGGCTCGTACCGTGCCACGGAGGCGGCAATACGGGCGACTTCGGACGATGGCAGGGGGATGTCGCACCGGGTCTCGTTGGCCACGCGAAGCGCCGCCAAGATCTCGGACTCACCCATGCCGTGCCGACGCATGGCCCCCGCAAGCGCAGTCAGGCCCGCGTTGCGATTGCCCCTGATTAGCTCGCCGGTCGTCGTCGGGGATCGACGCTCACGGGCAAGGTAGGCCGCGAGCCATGCCGATGGCACGGGTGGCGGGGCCACGCCCTCTAACGGGTCGCTGGACGCCTCCCAGACGTACTCGCGCCCACCGACGATGCTGGGAGAGGCGACGAAATAGCGGCCGTCGCTGAGCAGGTCCACCCCGTCGGCCAGCTTGCAGGAGCGCAACTCGGGCGTGTACAGATACAGATGATGCTCGCCCCCGCCTGCGGTCAGGGCGATGGGCCCATCAGGGCCAGCACCATGCTCCGAAAGCCAGCGTGCCCAGGATGTATCGCCACCGTTGCGCGGATCGATGTCCGCCACCACTAGCCCGCTGGCCCGACCGGCTGCGATCCCGACGTTAGCCTGCGGCTGCTGCGCCCACCATTGCCGGATCGTGCCCGGATCGGTCGTTGCGTCATGGACCCCGTGCGCGGTGGCGGGCACCTTGCCCCCAGGCGCCAGCGGCAGGACCGGCCAGCCCCAGCTAGCGTAGGTCAGGGCTGCATCAAGCAGCGACATTGTCGCCACGATCTTCGCCCCTGTCCGCACGCAGCGCCCCGCCGGTCCGTACCTCGATCTCGTACTGGCGAGACATCGGCGGGCGCTCGCCCCATAGATACACCCCCTGCGGCCAGATACCTAGCGCATCCGCCAATGCCTTGCGGCTCCCGTAGTGCCTGACCGCCTCGTCCGTCGTCATGTTGACCCCCTGAAAAAAGTGCTTGACAAGGTATCACGACGCCGGCACACTAGCAACACCTCGCAGCCAGATCCCCTGACCAGCGAGCAGCACAGGAGCAGATGATGTACCCGACTTTCGAATACGAATTCATCGAGCCGCGCCACGGACATCATGTGTGCGCCGTCATCGAGATCGATTACTACGATCCGGGCTACCCGACGACTTGGTACGAGGAGGGCTACGGCCCCGAGGTGTCCTGGACCGTCTGCAACCACCGGGGGCACCCGGCCCCCTACATCGAACGTCGCATGACCCAAGCCGACATCGACGCCATCACCGACAAGGCGCTCGCCATCATGGCCGAAGACGCTTGCGAGGAATACTGATCATGACCCTCACCCCCGCCCACATCGCAGAGGCTCACGCCCTGCTGATGGAAGTGTATCGGACCAGCACCGAGCGCCTCACCCGCGAGCAGGTTATGGACCTGCGGACCCGCGCCATGTCCAGCGCGATCAGGCTCAAGGTCCATTGCCTCGACAAATTGCCCCCCGTCACCCTCAAACAGGAGTAGCAAAATGGCAATCCAACTCAAATCCACCAAAGACCTCGCCGCCGAGGGCGTGAAACTGCTGGTCTACGGCGCGGCCGGTGCCGGCAAGACCTCGCTCATCCCCACCCTGCCGGCGCCCGTCGTCCTGTCGGCCGAGGGTGGCCTGCTCTCGATCGCCGGGGCCGAGGTGCCCTACATCGAGATTTCCAGCATGGAGAGCCTCAGAGAGGCGTGGAAGTGGCTTGCCGAGAGCGCCGAGGCCAAGGCTTTCGAGTCGGTCGCGCTGGACAGCATCTCGGAGATCGCCGAGGTGGTCTTGAACGCCGAGAAGAAGGCGACCAAAGACCCCAGGCAGGCATACGGGGCCATGCAGGAGCAGATGACGGACATTATCCGCGCCTTTCGCGACTTGCCGGGTCGCAACGTCCTGATGACGGCCAAGTTGGAAAAGCAGCAGGACGAGATGGGGCGTGTGCTCTACTCGCCTTCCATGCCCGGCAACAAGACCGGGCAGGCGTTGCCCTACTTTTTCGACGAAGTGCTGGCG